GATGATAATACATTAGGTAGAATTGCAAGTGATATAGTTGGAGAAGTAAAGTCGGACCGTGAATCACGGCACGAGTGGGAGTTTTCATATACCAAAGGATTAGATTTATTAGGATTTAAACATCAAGAACGTTCCGAGCCATTTCAAGGAGCAAGCAGTGTTACACATCCATTATTAGCAGAATCAGTTACACAGTTTCAAGCGCAAGCATTTAAAGAATTATTACCACCTAGCGGTCCCGTTAAAACAAGTATCGTTGGGGCAGAGAGTCCAGAAGTTATAGCACAAGCAGATAGAGTTCAAGATTTCATGAACTATCAGATCACGGATAAAATGCAAGAGTACACACCAGACATGGATCAATTACTTTTCCATTTACCACTTGCAGGATCTGCTTTCAAAAAAGTTTACTACGAAGCAACAAAACAAAGTGCTGTTTCAAAATTTATTCCAAGCGAAGATTTAATTGTTAACTACTTAGCAACCGATTTACAATCAGCGGAGCGTGTTACGCATATCGTAAAGATGTCACAAAATGATTTACTCAAACAACAGGTGGCAGGATTTTATAGAGACGTTGATGTTCAAACAAGTAATGAAGAAACAAACATACAGAAAAAATATAACCAACTCGAAGGAGTAGAAAAAACTGGGTATGACGAAGAGGTATACACTTTGTATGAAGTGCATTGCGATTTGGACATAGAAGGTTTCGAAGATATCGACGTTACAACAGGAGAGCCTACTGGTATTAAAGTGCCATACATTGTAACGATTGATGAAGGCTCTAATAAAATATTATCTATATACAGAAACTATCAAGAAACAGATCCCCTTAAAAAGAAAATTGAATACTTCGTTCACTACAAGTTCCTTCCAGGTCTTGGCTTTTACGGTTTTGGTCTTATCCATATGCTCGGGGGTTTATCAAGAACGGCTACCTTTACGCTCCGTCAACTTATTGATGCGGGAACACTTTCCAATTTACCAGCCGGATTTAAGGCCAAGGGCATACGAATCTCTGACGATGACAGTCCATTACAACCAGGAGAGTTTAGAGACATAGACGCACCAAGCGGGGACTTACGTTCCGGTTTGATGCCACTACCATACAAGGGTCCTGATCCAACATTATTTAATCTTTTAGGTTTTTGTGTTGATGCTGGACAAAAGTTTGCAGCAGTAGCTGATATAAAAATTTCTGAAACAAATACCAACGCACCTGTTGGTACAACTTTAGCAATGATGGAACAAGGCGCAAAAGTTATGAGCGCTATTCACAAACGTTTACATTACGCACAGAAACATGAATTTAAATTACTAGCAAAAGTATTTGGAACTTTCTTACCTCCTGAATATCCATACGCAGTAGTAGGTGGTAATCAAATGATTAAGCAAACAGACTTTGATGATCGTGTTGATATCATTCCTGTTTCAGATCCAAATATGTTTTCAATGTCACAGAGAGTGGCAATGGCTCAATTACAATTACAACTGGCACAAGCTTCACCAGAAATACATAATTTACAAGAAGCATATCGCCGAATGTATCAAGCATTAAACGTACAAAATATTGAAGCATTACTACCTCCTCCTCCTGAACCAAAACCAATTGATCCAGGCGTTGAAAACGCTATGGCATTGGGATTAAAACCACTTCGTGCTTTTGAAGTACAGAATCAACAAGCACATATTGATGCTCATAGAGCATTTATGTCTAGTTCATTGGTAAAATCTAACTTACAAGTGTTAGCATTATTGCAAGGACATATTTCAGAACACACTGCACTACTTGCAAGACAAGAAATTATGGCACAAATGGGGCCACAACTACAACAAATTCAAATGCAGATGCAAAATCCTATGATGGCACAGAATCCACAGATGCAACAACAGGTACAACAGGTACAACAGCAGATAGAATCGCAAATTGCGGTTAGAATTGCTGAATTAACTAACGATATGGTAGCAGAAGAACAGGATTTACTAGAGGCACAAGGTGCAGATCAGCTAGTTGCGCTACGTGAGAAGGAATTAAACATACAAGAACAAGATATTCAACGTAAAGTTACCGAAGGTAAAGAAAAAATTGCTCTTGATAAGATGAAATTCCAACAAAAAGAGGATTTACAAACACAAAAAATAGATTCTATCGAAGATATCGCTGAATTACGTGCTAGAGTGGCGCTAGAAAAGATGAATAAGGACAAATAACATGAAAGATCCGGACAAATGGTACCGAGAAATCTATGACACAGCTAAAGTAGCCATTGATGCTAACAAAGTTAACCCTATCGAGTTTGCAACAGCTCTTATAAACGTTTCAAAACTACTATTAATAGAAGAAGTAGGCGCTCAAGAGGCACAAATCTTGTTTGATTTTGCAAATAAAAGTTTTATAGTAGAGTCAGACAATATAACTTATCATTAAAGGAGATATTATGGCATTAGATAACCCTAAACCAAAGTTCATCAATGGATCATTGTACCCTAATGCAAAAATGACTGTATCTAATGACATGAATCCTTACGCTGGACCCCATGTTAACAAGACACAGATTGCAGATGTGTATAGTGCAACAATGGAAGGCCCAAAAGTTAAGCAAAATTTAGGTGCTGGACCAAAAGGTCAACGTAGTAAGGTGCAAATTAAAAAAGTTAAGTTCAAAGGTTTATTTTAATTTAGTTTAAATATATAATCTGACGATTCATTAACTAAGGAGGTTGTATGAATTTATTAAAAGACCTATGGGATCATATTAAAGAATGGTCGGACTGGAAAATGAAGGACTGGATAAAAGCTGCTATTGTAGCTATTATAGTTCTTTGGATTATCAGTTGGATGACAGGCGGAGCTGCTTAGACCATGGTCTGGCAACTCTTAGCAAAACCCCTACTTGGCGTAGCCACGGATGCAGTTCGTGGCTTCGTTGAAACGAAGAAACTAAAAGGCGAAGTTAAGATCGCACAAATTAAAGCAGAAAAGAAAAAACAAGAAGACATCGCTGCCGGAAAAATTAAGTGGGAGGCAGCAGCTGTAGATCAAATGAAAGGGTCGTGGAAAGACGAACTAATTTTAATTTGCCTACTGGCGCCAGCAATTGCAGTCTTCGTGCCTGGTTGGACACCACATATAAAAGCTGGGTTTGAGGCACTCCACTCACTTCCGGACTATTATAAACATTTATTATATCTGGCCTGCTCAGTTTCATTTGGCGTGAAGGCGGGACCAGCAGCAATGAGTTTGTTTAAGAGAAGTAAGTAATGGCTAAGAGAAAATTAAAAGATTTAAGTGGTGATGGTAAAATAACTCGTAAAGATGTTTTGATTGGACGAGGAGTTATTAAAGCTAAAAAAGGGGGATCTGTAAAAAAGAAAAAAAAATCTACTGTAAATAAAGCAGGCAACTATACTAAGCCAGGACTGCGTAAAAAAATATTTAATCGTATAAAATCACAAGCATCACACGGGACCGCTAGTGGACAATGGTCAGCTAGGAAGGCCCAGGCTTTGGCCAAGGCTTATAAAAAAGCTGGTGGTGGTTATAAATAAAAATGGCTCTGGCTAAATCACAGAAAAGTTTAAAGGATTGGGGTAAACAAAAATGGAGAACAAAATCTGGAAAAAAATCAAGTGTTACTGGCGAGCGTTATTTGCCCAGTGCAGCGATAAAAAACTTATCACCACAGGAATATGCTGCAACAACAAAAGCTAAAAGAAAAGCTAAGAAAAAAGGAAAACAATTTTCTAAACAACCTAAAAGAATTGCAAAAAAAACAAGGCGTTTTAGATAATGCCATTTAGATCTGCAAAGCAAAGAGCATATTTGTATGCGAATGAACCTGAAGTAGCAAAACAATTTGCAAAAGAGCATGGTAATAAAATTATTAAAAAAAGGAAAGGCGGTTTTGTCAAAGTCAAACCACGAGGGTTTGGTAGAATGTTGGCGAATAAAAGACCGGTAACAAAGGTGTATGTATGAACATGGAAAGACTATTACAATCCGTTAAGGATCATGAAGGATACAGAAATAAGGTGTACCTAGATACCCTAGGAAAGAGAACAGTGGGCGTAGGACACCTCTGCGTCGAAGACTTTTGGGAAGATGATAAAGAATACGAAGAAAAATTTCTTATGACAATTCTAGAACATGATTTAGAAACAGCAATAAAAGGTGCAAAAGAACTTATGCAAGAACATGGGTGTGCAGATATAGATGATTTAGCCAAAGAAATTATAGTAGAAATGATTTTTCAGTTAGGTAAAACAGGTGTATCAAAATTTAAAAACATGTGGAAAGCCTTATCAGAACTCAATTATGTAGGGGCGAGTTTCGAAATGCTCGATAGTCGTTGGGCAAAACAGACCCCTAACAGAGCCAATGGCATGGCAAATCTTATGAAAGGAATAGGATAGTGGATATTATAAAAATAGTTGACTATTTAAAAAAAATAATAAAAACTAGACAAGAACAAGTCAATGACGTTATAAGCAAGGGTGTAAAAGATTTTGAAGAATATAAATATCTTCTTGGGAAATTACACGCTTATAACGAAATTATACAGGAACTCACGGACCTGCTAAAAAAACAGGAGCATTATGACGAAGACGACTTTACTAAAACCTAAACCAGTTAGTATCGTAGATATTAACGAAAAACCCTATAAGACAAAAAAAGAAGTAGAAAAGGTTCCAGAACCTACCGGATTTAGAATTGTTTTATTTCCTTTACTTCTACAGAAAAAAACTAAAGCTGGATTGCATTTAACTGATGAGACTGTAGCAGAGGCTCAGGTGTCTACAAATGTTTGTAAAGTTTTAAAAGTTGGACCAGACGCTTACAAAGATAAAGATAGATTTCCTAATGGTGCTTGGTGCAAGCAAGAAGATTGGGTTCTTATTACTAAATACGCAGGATCTAGAATTCGTATTGATGGTGGTGAACTTAGAATAGTGAATGATGATGAAATACTGGCAGTCATTGATCATCCAAAAGACATATTGCCAGCGAGTTTATTTTAGGAGAAAATTATGGCTGAAGAAAAATTAATACCATTAGATACTTCTGGAAACGACGTTGAGGTTACATTGAAAGAAGAAGACAGTAAAGAAGAAGTAGCTGTTGAGGAAAGTAATATTAGGGAAGTTCCAAAAGAAGAACCACAGGTAGAGGTACAAGAAGAAAAACCTGAGGAAGAAAAAAAAGAAAACAAAGATGAACTAGAAGAGTATAGTGCTACTGTTAAAAAACGTATTGATAAACTTACACGCAAAATGCGTGAGGCGGAACGTAAAGAACAAGCAGCAATAGAATATGCTAAAAAAGTTCAAGAAGAAAATAAAAAATTAACTTCTCGCTCTGCACAAGAAAATAAAGCTTATGTAGACGATCTTTCAAATAGAGTTACTGCACAAATAGATGCAGCAAAAAATAATTTAAAGAATGCTATTTCAAGTGGAGATGTAGATAAACAAGTTGAATATCAGAGAGAGATAGCGTCTCTTACTCAAGAAGAAGATAGAGTTCGTAGAGAAAAAGTAAAATTAGAAAAAGAACCGGTGCAAACTCAAGTAGCTCCTACTCCTACTCCTAAAACGCAAGCTCCGCCCCCAGACCCAAAAGCTGTAAAGTGGGCAGAAGACAATCCTTGGTTTGGAGAAGATCAAGTGATGACGTATGCTGCTTATGGTTTACATCAACAATTAACCGAACAAGAGGGAATTGATCCTCGTTCGGAAGAATATTATGAAGAAATAGACAAAAGAATAAGAAAAGAGTTTCCTAATCGCTTTAAAGATAGTAAAGTAGAGGAAAATAGTAGTAATGGAAAACCCGTCCAAGCCGTTGCTTCTGCAAATCGATCGACTAAAACTGGACGCAAA